GCGAATCAAACCAATAAAACTACGCGACAAGGAAAGTGGTAAATTTCAGAAACCAACGGAAGCACTCAAAAGACAAGTAGCTTTCTTAATTGCTCGCAAGATAGGACGCGACGGAATAAAGGGGTGGCACGCTTTCGATTATGCAATGGAGAACATTTGGGACGAATACGAAGCAAAGGTCGTAGCAGCATACGGCAAAGACTTCAACGCAACAATAGAAAATCAATTTAACGATATACAATAATGGCAATTACAATAGACGACCAACCATACCAATACACGCCAGTCGGACAACGATTGATGCTTGTTGCTTCAAGTGACAACGTAGCGAACGCAGGCTTTCGTTTCGTGTTCGACTTCGGTGGGTTCACAATCAACGTACAACCCAACGCAAGTAGTGTAGGAATCTTAGACCTCGCGCCTATCTTCCGTGAATCATTATTTCACGACCCTTCTTTCATTACCACAGCAACCGACGTAGACGAAAAAAGCGTCGCGTTCATTTCTTGTACGATAAAAGAAGGTTGGCTCGTTGACGGGGTGTTCACAGTAAGCGGTAGCGGAATGGCTGACATCGACGACGTGTATGCGTTCCTCGCTGAATACCAAGTGAGCGACGGCTACAAACCAAACCCGAACACACGCTACGCGCTCGACGGCATCACGAAGTATTTAATGAGTGAAAGAAATGTCGACACGCACAAATGGAGCGAAGCGGTAGCGCGTGGATTGTCAAGCGACTACGTGTATATTCCAACTCGCGTGGCTGACTATGGTTTACTTTACGCTCCTTCTTCAACGGCATTACTTATCGACAGCGACTTTGACATAGTTGTTTTTTCTTCTTACGACGACGACGACGTTTTGATTGACACGCAGTTTTTAGCGTTATCGAACAACTCGTCAATCGTCAATGTCATTGGTGGTTTTTACGCCAACATAGATTTATGGGGTGGGTTAGATTTAACAGGTGCAAAATACTACACTATACAAATTGGAAAAGAAATCGCGTTCCCTGTTTACACACCTGCTTCACGCGTGTATTGTTTCTATATTGTTCCTGACGATTGTCGCTTTGACAACGTTCGTTTGGGTTGGACGAATACTGTTGGCGGTGTGGATTACTTCAACTTTACGAAGAAGTCGGAGTTATCGTTCAACTACGATCGTAAGCAATATCAAAAAGTAGTTGGAAGTTATAACGCTTTGTCGTTTGGTTTTGACACCTTCGACAGAGGCATGACCGACCGCTACGTCACAACGACGAAAGGACTACAAATAAATAGCGACTGGATAAGCGTTGGTGAATTTAATTTACTTCAAACACTTTGTCGTTCCAACGACGTGTACATAATCAACGACGACGGAACAATGACACCCGTTCTTGTCGACACGCAGAACTTCGTTATCAAGGACGAAAGATATTCGAAACTATACAACGTTACTTTGAATCTTAAATACTCACAACCTGTTGGCTTATGATGAACCAAGTAATTCTAACGCTAACGGACAACGACGGCAACAGCGCGATTCTCGACCTTTATGAGAACGAGAAGATGCACCTCAATTATAAGTTTACCGACATCACCGACTTCGCTTCCGTAGGTAACTACTCGCAGGAATTTCGTGTTCCAGCGTCAGCAACAAACACCGATTTTTTCGGCGCTATCTTCAACGTTAATTTCGACGGTTGGTTTGATTTTAGAAAGAAGGTCGAAGCGGTGTTAACCGTTAACACGATACCAATCGCAAGCGGACACATTCAGGTTAAAAAATTGTACTGGCAAAGTGGGAAATTGTTTGAGTTTGAAATAGTGTTTTTTGGTGAAGTACCAAACCTTGCACGACTACTAAACGAAAAGAAACTTAAAGATATTGAGAGCATCGTCGCGGGTGACTTGGACTACGACTTGCTTCACGCGAACGTTGAAACACCACCTAACGAACACACGATTCTAACGCTATGCGACAAGTGGAATCTAACAGCAAGTAATCCAGAAGGGCAACCTGTTTATTGGATTCCTGCTTTGGGTTTATTTAACAATTCACAACCGCTAAAAGTCGGACACTTAACGCCCGCTGTAAAGGCGCAATACTTGTTCGACGAAATAATGAACGACGCAGGTTTGCAGTATTCGAGCGACAATCTTGGAGGCTGTTTAGAGAACATCTACGTTCCATTTGTGAACGGGCAATACTTGAATAGTTCGTTAGGGTTAAATGACATTACAAGTACTTTGGCTTTGGCTTCAAATGTAACAGGTCAAACATTCGGTCCTGGCGATGTTCAATATAATTTGTCCGCTGCTCTTACTGAATACAACGACCCAAACAACGATTGGGCAAGTGGTATTTTCACCGCACCTTTTAGTGGTCAATTTTCTTTTAAGGTTTGGGCAAGTGGAACAATTACTTCTTCTACATTTTTAACAAGTCTATTTATTAGACCTGAATTTTATGTGAACGGAACTTTTGTTTCAACACCTACGTCTTCATTTTCAGCAGACACTAACTTTTCAAATAGCGTTATTAATACGGTTGATTTAAGCGAAGGAGATACTTTAGAAATTCGTTTAGCTCTTACATTAAATGACGACGGAACAACAGGACCTGCGGACGCTACAATTACTTTTATAGGTAACGGAGCAAATGATTACACAGGAACAGGAGTTGAACTTACAAGCGTTGGAACTTCTCTTGTTGGCGACACGGTGTTAATGGAGTTTAACGCTCCAGACATGAAGCAAATTGATTTCATGACATCGATTCAAAAAATGTTCAACGTCGTTTTCGTTGCTGACAAGACGCTTCCAAACACTTTGCGAATAGAACCAATGGTCGAATACATCGCAAGCGGTAACACGCTCGATTGGTCGCAGAAGTTAGACTTGTCGAAAGACATTATGTATTCGCCAACCACCGACCTGCAAAAGGCGAAGTTTACTTTCACCTACACAGAAGACGGCGACTACTTCAATTCGGTATACAAAGACAATGGACGCATCTACGGACGTTATGAAGTAACAGAAAGCGACTTCGAAGTAATTAACGAGTTCGCGACAGGCGAAGAAAAGGTTGAGTTAGCCTTTGCGTCTACACCTTCCGCGCCTGTCGAAAATACAGATGTCGTTGTTCCTAAATTCTTAAACGCAGAAGGACAATTCGTACAACCGAAACCGCGCATACTTTACTACTTCGCTGACTTCTTTGTAAATATGTACGACGAGGTTTCGGACACGGTAATTCAAACGGCTGTAAAGTGTTTGAACAATTACTCGCTAATGAACGCAACGGTGTCCGATTTAGATTTGAACTTTGCTCCAGAAGTACCTATTCACACAATCGTTGCGAACCCATACAACAACCTTTACAACCTTTGGTGGAGAAACTACTATCGAGAGTTATTCGACGGTCAGGCGCGCATCTTAGAAGGTATGTTTGCGTTAACGCTCAACGACGTTTTCACGTTTCAATTCAGCGACAAGATATGGATAATCGATTCTTATTGGCGCGTAATGGATATTCAAGGCTACGTCGTTGGTGAACAAGACCTGACGAAAGTAAAACTTATTCGCGTTCTCGACATCGACAACGGCTGCGACCTTTTGCCCGTGTCCGCTAACTTAGACCAATCGTTAAATTGGGAAACACCCAACGGTGATCCTGCGGTAGTGACGCAAGACTGTTGTTTGCGTTTCGGTTACAACTGGAACATCGCAAAGGACGATTGTTTCTCACAACCAAACGGCGGCACGCGTTCATTCATCACGCAACAAGTACCTTCGTTAGCACCAACAAGATTCGGCGCACCTGTGAGTTTCAATGGTTCAATCACGCAACCAGTTAGAACAATAACGACAGACTACGTTGTAACGAATTTCGACAGAATGATTTTCGCAGATACGACGGCAGGCGGCATAACGATTTATCTTCCTTCCGCAACGACAACAGCAGGACGCGAATTGATTATTCAACGCGTTGTTTCGGGTGCTAATCCACTAACGGTTCAAGCATACACAGGAGAAACGGTCGAAGGTAGCGGAAGCGTGACGTTGAGCGCAGCAGGTGACACAATAACAATTATAAGTAATGGAAGCAACTTCAAAGGAACATCTACAAAATAAGGCAGGCGCAATGGTCGCTTGTTTAGAGTTCATCAAATTGAACATAAAAAGCAACAGCGAGTTTGGACGCATCGCGAACGGCAAGCGCAAGCTACAAATGTGGAAGCACTACGCGTGGAAAGTAACGCGCATTTCCGTAAACGTGGGTTTTTGGATATTTATTATTTATAAACTACTCTCATAATGGCAAACACAATAGACTTCAATGTTAACAGTAATGCGGTAACGGTATTAAACCAAACCGCAAACGCTGCTGAGAATACAGCGAAAGGTTTTACGTCTGCGAAGGCGGAACTTCGCGCGCTGAATAATCAGTTGTTGACAATGGACCAGACGAGCGACGCGTTTAAGAAAGCGTCTGCGCGTGCTGCCGAATTGAAGGACAACATTTCCGATTTAGGGGCTGAGATTAACGCAAATGCAGGTAATGCTTTTGAAGGTCTTTCCAACAACGTTGGATTGTTTGGTTCACGTCTTATGGACTTGGACTTGAAAGGAGCAGGACAAGCGTTAGCAGGCATGGGGACGGCAGTTTCAAAGATTGATTTTAAGACAATCAAAGAAGAAATCGGTGGTCTTATTGAAGGACTTGGAAAACTTGCAAAGGCAGTACTTGCAAACCCTTATTTAATGTTAGCTGCTGCGATTGCTTTAATCGTTGCAAACTTCGATACAATTATCAAACAATTTCCCGCAATTGAAAAAGGTCTTACGGGAATAAATGAACAAGAACGAGAGTTGTTAGCCCTTCAAACAAAGAAAGCGGAACAAGCTAAAAAGAACTACGACAATATTTCCGCAATGGAAAACACCTTGAAGCTTCAAGGTAAGACGGAGAAAGAAATTCGTGATATGAAAATAACAGCCATTTCCGCTGCAATTCAAGAAGCGAGGGTTCGTTTGGAAACACAAAGAGGACAAGAAAAAGCGCAGATAGAAACAGCGCAAAGAAACAGGGAAATTTTAGAAGGTATTATTAAATTTATTAACGCTCCGTTATTTATGTTGCTTTCAACCATTGACAAGATTGCATCTTGGGTTGGGCAGACTACAAATTTAGCGGAAGGACTTACTGATTTAGCAGCTGACTTATTGATTGATCCTGAGCAACAGCAAGAAGATTTAAAGAAATCTTTTGAAGAACAAGAGAACACTATTCGTCAAATGCAAAACTCGCTCGATGGTTTTATCAATGAGCAAAAAGAAAAAGATAAAGCTGCAAGAGATAAAGCAACAAAGGACGCAGAATACGCGAAGAAAGAAGCTGAAAAAGATTTAGAGGAAGCAAAGAAAAGAGCAAAAAATTTAGCAGATTACGAAAATGCAGCGCGTCAAGAAAGATTAAATGAACAAGAAAGAATTGATGAAGAAATTTATCAATCATCATTAACAGCACAAGAAAAAGAAATTGATGCTGTACGCAACAAGTATTTTGAATTAATCACACTCGCTGAATTTTATGGTCAAGATTCAACTAAATTAAAAGAAGAACAAGCAAAAGCAGAAGCCGAAATAAACAAAAAGTATTCAGATGCAGAAATCGAAGCTGAAAAAAAATTAGCAGATGAGCGCAAAAGACTTGATAAAGAAAAGCAAGATGCGGATGATGAAAAACTAGCAAAAGAACAAGAAGCATTTAACAAACGTTTAAGTATTGCGTCAAGTGGATTAGAAGCACTCGGAGCATTAAACGAAGCATTCACAAAGAAAGGAGAAAAGCAATCGAAGAAACAATTTCAGATTCAGAAAGCGTTGAACCTTGCGTCTGCTGTTATTGACACTTACGGAGGTATCAACAGAGCGTTAAATGATAAGACAATGCCTTCAACAACCGCTCGTATTATTCAAGCGTCAATCGTTGGAGCAATGGGTTTGGCTAACGTAATAAAAATATCAAAGACAGAATACGGAGCAGCAACACCACCTTCGGGAACAAACATGAGCGCAGGCGGTGGTGGAGATAATGGAACAACAGCTCCTTCGCCTGCGAACTTCGCCTTCTTAGGTCTGCAACCAAACCAACAACCACCGCTTCAAGCCTACGTCGTTGGAACGCAGGTGAGCAGCAATTTAGAAGCGCAACAATTAATTCAAAACCAATCACGATTAGGAGGATAAAAATATGAACAAAAAAATTAAAGTTATTGAATACGGAATCGACGACGCTGGTCTGTTGGGTGTGTTCGCGATAAGCGTTGTTGAACAACCTGCAATCGGTGTAGACTTCGTCGCGCTTTCAGAACAACACTCTGTAAAATTCAAAGAAGATTTCAGAGGTCTTCTTTACGGTGCGTTACTTATTCCCGACCAACTCATTTACAGACGCGACGACAAGACCGAAGAGGAATACTACGTCAAGTATTCGAAGGACACCATTCGCGCCATTGCTTACAACTACTTAAAGCAAAACATGACCAACAACGCAACGGTTGAACACGCGAAAACTGTTGAAGGTGTGTCGCTTGTTGAAACGTGGATAATCGAAGGAGAGAATGACAAGTCTAAGAACTTCGGCTTCGACCTTCCAGAAGGAACGTGGTTCGGTTGCATGAAGGTCGAGAACGACGAAGTGAAGCAACAGATCCAAAACAAAGAAGTGTTGGGTTTTTCAATCGAAGGAAACTTTGCCGTTGAGAAAGAAATGTACATGAATAAGCACGACGCGTTCGCTGCCATTATGGACGAGTTGACGCAGTTGTTAACCTTAGCCACTCAAGAAGAAATTGACGCGCGTTACGACGACTACATGAACGCTGTGAACATGACCTATTCAGAACTCAAAGCGTGGTCAGAAACGGAGTGTTCGCAGTTGGCTTCACTTGATCGTGCGCCTATCAATAGAAATCTTGAATTGTTGCAAACAAACAAAGCAGATTGGAACGACAGCCACTACGAAGACGCAGGAAAGACAATCGCGTTTATCAATCGTATGCGTGAGAACGACGCAGGCGACATATTGGAAGACAGCAACGGAAACGTCTGCGGAAGCAAGCGCACAATTTCTCTTTTGAATTGGGCATACGACCCGAACAAGTAATGAATATCGAAGCAGGGGGGTTTCTGAAGGTCGAACTATTCAACGACGACGCTACCCTGTTTCTAAACGCACTCACCAAAATAACGGACGAGAGCGGTAAAATGGGTTTTAAAAGTTACGGACTAAGCGAAGACGAAATGAAA